AGAGCTACCGGTTTCTACCCGGTTGGTCGCGGGTTCGAATCCTGCTGGAGGCACGAAATCGCCTTACCTGCCGGCTGGTGTTTTACCTGGTCGGCGGGTGTTTTTATTGAGGCGGTAAGTCACAAGTTTTAGTTTGTTGTAGTTTGTTTTAGTTCTTTGTGTCGTGGGATTGTCGTGGGATCATGCCATACCCAAAGTCGGGAGAAACAGGGAGGGCTGCTGCTCTGGGCGACTGGGGCGAATAGGCGTTCGAGCGGAAAATGGTGGGGCATTTCGAGTTCACAATCGAACGTGGGTTCCATAGCGGAAGGGCATAAATGCGGAAAGACCCCCGCCCGGGCTGGGTGGCGTGCCGGGCGGGGGTTAGGGGTGAGTGGTGAAGGTAGGTGCATAGCCGATAGGTCCTCAGTGGTTAGAGTGCTGTGGTTACGGTAACTCAAATGGGTTGGAATCTCTAGATTGTTGGATGGAGTTTCCTTATCTGTAGGCGGTGGTTGCGGTAGTGCCCTGCCCTCCCTTGCGTGGGGCCGGAATGTCCATTCCAGAGGGAGGGAGAGAGGGCAGGGCTTGCCCTAGCTCTTTGGAAGCTAGGGACAATGGTGCCATTCCGTCAGTCGGTCAGTCGGTTAAATAGGTTCATCTCATTGCACACGAAGGGTATTACTCTCCTGGTGTCAGGGCCGGGCATGTCCGCGGGACCCAACATCATGTTCACCATGATGCCTACAGTGCTGCTTAGCGCATGGGATACCGGGCCTGCCTTGACTCTCCCTGGGTGTGCGGTCGGATGATGATACGGCTCTAACCCGCAACGGCACCCTCCAGCACAAGGGCCCACCCGATACCTTTAATCTGCTTCGGGCGCAGAGCAACTATTTAGTTAGCTAGGGCAATAAGGGCTCCTTAAGGGAAATTTCGTGATGGAAAAGTGGTTAGAACAGCATTCTCGGCTGTACGGCACGGGCCTTTTACGGCACTCGATGCAAATTCATTTTCCGTTCGGGCTGGGTGCCGGGGCCGATTCTGACCCACCAAGTCGGGATGCTTCTGGCTATTCCCAACGCCGAAGCTGTTTCGGTAGCCCTTATTAAAGTAGTCATAATGCTCAAATTCTAGCCATACAACCACCAAAGGTCAAGTCAAAATGAGTTCTAAAGCTAATATCTGAGCAAAATAGCTGCTAGCGGTTGTTCTGCACTAGCTGATTGACTAGAATGTTCCTATGGAGTCGAAAGGATCAGTGCCTCATCTTTCGCTACGGCAACGTATACGGATAGCTCGTGAAAATTCCGGTCTTAAGCAGGCGGAAATGGCGGCAAAAATTGGTATTGGTCGTGCTACTTACGCCAAGACGGAACAGGGATTGCGTGACCCACGACGCGGAGAGTTGCTAGCGATAGCCACTTTGACTGGCACCGATTTTGCTTGGCTAGCAACGGGAGAAACCCCCACGGGGGGTACCGGTGGGAGTGAAGGGGGCACTATCAAGGACTCGAACCCCGAACTCACTGATTAAGAATCAGTTGCTCTACCAATTGAGCTAATGTTCACTTTGTTACCTGGAATTTTTAACATTCTGCGGCTAACTCCCTTGGGAGATTCCACTAACATAAAAGACCCCCGCCCGGGCTGGGTGGCGCGCCGGGCGGGGGTTAGGGGTTTAAGTATTGGGAGACTGGGGTTTGGGGTCAATGTTTGTCCAGCCGATGTAGCTGGCGACGTGTGCGGATATTCTGGGCGGGCCTGGTGGGTCTGGGTAGTCGTCGAGAACGTCGAAGAAGGCGGCCGCTACGCGAAGGTAGGCTTCGCGTTCGTGCTGCATTTCTTCCACCTTGGCTTCCAGTACTGACACCCGGGTGGTGAGCCATTCCCTCAGCTCTTGTGATGCTTTATCTATAGCTTCGGCTTTCCGCTCCAGGGCAGCGGCTTTGGCGGCGTCTTTTTCGGCGTCGGCCTTAGCCCAGTCGACCTCGGCCCGTAGCTCGGCCATTTTACGGTCAGTGAAAATCTTGTACCAGGTGCCAGCGGCGCCGATAATGGCCAGGGTGACGGCTTCTGTGGGGCTGATCCAGCCCCACAGCGCTGCCCAGAAGCCCTGATTGGTGGGGGCCACGCTAGATATGGTGATGAAATCCATGGGCCCCATGGGTTCCTCCAATCTGTTTAGGCGGATAATGCCGATGCCGCGTCAATGACTGCTGCTACCAACACTGGGTCAAGGCTGCGGATGAGCGCGCCGATTGCGTCCATGAGGGTGGTGATGTTGTCAATCATGCTGCGTGTTCACCGCTGGTGTGAGGGGTTGGGGTGATGATGGCGGCAGTGCCGGCATCACCGACTTTCGATGTGGCCACGGAAGTAAGCAGGGATGCGATTGCGGCGGTAGCTGCGATGCCTAGCCCTGCTGTCCAGTCCACGTGGTAGATAGCATCTCCGACGGTGATGGTTGCGAGCAGGGCTTGGGCGAAGGTGCGGAGGGCGCGGTCTGCTGCGTCGATCCAGAATATTTTAGTCCACATGATTATTTTCCTTCCTGTGTGGTTGCGTAGTGGTTTTTGATGGCTTCGATGGTGGTGCCGCTTTGGGCGGCTGCCCAGGCGAGTAGGGCTTTCACGTCTGCTTGGGTTTCGCTGAGCCCATCAACCAGGGTGTGGTATTGGCCGGTGGGTGTGGCTCCGAGTTGTGGCCAGCCGCGGCCACCTGCCGGGTTTTTCCGCCCGTCAGGCAGGTCTTCCTGCCGGGGGCCTTGGAGTTGGGTTGCGATTTCACGGGCGAGCTGTAGGAGCTCGCGCTGTTCGGCGTCGGTTAGTGCCATAAGAAAATCCTCCTTCTTAGTTGGTTGGTTTGGGGGTGTTACACCCCCGTAGAAAATTGTGCGCAATTCATCGCGGGTGCCGCGGAAAGCATTGATATCCACAGCGAAGCCCGCCACCAAAGCGTTGGATCCGTACTGCCAAATCTGGGGCTTTTGGTTGCCCAACGGGTAATCCCACTGTGGGTGCGCGTTGCCGGGGTAGATGAGGCTTGGCGCCCCGTGGGGGTTTTGCCCATAGGCGGCTACCCAAAGGGTCCCGAATTCGCCGCTGTCTGGCTCGCCGCCTGCGATCCTGCGCTCCCAGTAGGGCACGTAGGAGTACACACCGCACACCCGCACCCCAGCAGCCTCAAAGCACTGTTTAGCGGCACGGATATGCTCCACCGAGAGCCCCGCCTCGGTCTCAACGTCAAGCCACATAGGCCGGATAGCGTCCCCCATCACCGCTAGTGAAGCGTCCACCTGCTCCTGGACACTGGTGCCCTCGGCAGGGTTCCGCAGGTAGTGGTAGGCGGAGGTGAGCATACCGGCGGCCTCAGCATCCTCCAGGTGGCTGCGGTAGCAACGATCCCGATAGGTGCCATCCGTGGTGCGGATAATAGCGAAACTGACGCCTTCACGAGCGGCTTGCTGGAGGCTCATGCCATCCTGATGCTCACTCACATCCACACCAAACAGCGGATCAGAGGATGCAGCCGCCACTGCCCCACTAACCGGGTAGTGAGCGGCCACCAGGATACGCATGGGATCGAGTCGGTCAGGGCCAGGTGGCGCCCACACAAAACGGTGAAACTCCAAATGCAGATGGGGCGGGAAACCCCCGTTTGTCGCGGGGTCAGGGTTGATGCGGGCAATCCGCTGCCCCTCCCCTACCCACTGGCCAGGTGCCACCTCAGGAATCACATGACCATACACACTATAGCCCCCACCCGCATCAGCCGGGTGGTCAATCGTTACCCACTGGCCGAAACCAGACGCGGGGCCAGCATACTGCACAGTACCCGACCGGATAGCGAAAACCGGGTAGTTACCGCTGCCACCATCACGGCCGAAATCCGTACCGTAGTGGAACTCACCCCCCTCCCGCGGGCCGAAACCGCTGGTCTCGTAAAAGCCCGCTTCAACAGGCATCACAGTCATAATACTTTCTCCTTCTTCATTTAGATTGCGCCCATGCGAAAACCCCGGCGCGCCCAAACAAGGAGCGTTCCGGGGTTTGATGGAGGTTTGTTTATTAGGATTCTTCCGGTGGTGCGGCGGGCTCCGACGGCTCGGGGGCTGGTTCGATCTGCCCCCATTTGCTATCAGCGCCGGGCGTTGAGCAGTTCAGATGCGGGTATACACTCTTATAGAGTTTGCCCTCATACTGGATGATATCGCCCTGAATGTAGCAGTTTTGCGGTTCGCTCTTGGGGTGCTGCCACTCGGGGGCGTCCTCAACATGCCGGGGTGGTTCCCGCAGCGCGTCGGGGGCGGGGATTTCCCCTAGCTCACGCAAATGCATAATGAGCCGGGTGCGTGCTTCTTCCTGCGCTTGTAGCATCTCCCGGCGCGGCCGCTCCTCAGCCACACACCAGCCCAGGAACTCTAACCATTCCTCTGCCGTGAGGGATTGGGCGCCGGTTTTAAGATCTTGTAATGACATGATTTTTATTCCTTGTAGTTAATTGACAGATCCGGTTGCCGCCATATAGGTAGCACAGCCGTAGCCTCGATCAGCGCTGTTTGAGGTACCGGAAAAACTGATTTGAACACTGCCGTCGGTGAGTATATTGCACCATCCTGGGTAGTCACGCCGATTCGGGACAGTAAGTAGGAAATCAACTGTATCTATAGGATGAAAAGCACGGGGAAGCTCGAATGAACGGCCGCTAGAGGCTTCTCTGATATTGACAAAAACCATTCTGCCGATGCGCCAGCATTTTAATTCCCCCGCAGGGGATTTATCACTGTATACGGTGCCGCCGATCTTAGCTATTTCGCTGTCAACGTATTGTTTATTTGCTATCTCTTTCGCGGTAGTGGGCTCATTCACCTCCGCCCGACCACTATCATCTCGGACCATGAAAGAATTGAGCGATCCAGTAACTTTTGGATTAATGAATGTGGTCGGCAAGCCCTGAAGTTCCTGAAAGCGGTGTGTGTGTTGTGATGGCGCCCTGGTGTTTATCTGGCCGTCAACATAGCCTTTGCTAGCCGCATGCCATGATTGGGTAATCAGGTTGGGATGGATATGGATTTGGCCGTCGGATTTGGTCTTGACGAATCCTTCTTTAACAGAGCCAGGCTCGGCGTTAACACTCCACGCTGAGTTGCCCGCTGTAATAATTTTTGGATTATCGGCGTCGCCGGTGAGGTCTCCTGCTAGGCGGATTTTTCCTTGGGTTGTGGCGGTTGCCGGGGGGATAGCCGCTGCTGCTTCGGCGGCGGAGTTCGCCGCTGCTTGAGCTTGGGTGGCTGCTTCGGTGGCTTTCGCCCCGGCGCGGCTGGCGGCGGCTGCTGCGGCTTGTTGGGATGCCACGATTTCGTGGTACATGCTGATGACGGAATCGCGTTCATCGGCGGTGAGGTTCCCTGCGTTTCGTACGGCTTCGGCGAAGGTTGTGGTTTCCGGTTTCACAAGAATGGGAATTGGGAGCCCCATGGTACCGGAGTAGGCGGGAATACAGATAGCCTCACCTGGCTCAATGGTGGTAGCGAAAGTACCATCAGATTTCACCTGAATAATATCGGGGTCAGTGAGGATCACCGTGCTGCCAGTAACCCGGGTTTGCGGGGCGTGGATATGCAAATGAGTAGCGCCCGCAGGAATTTGGGTTACAAGCTTCAAATCGCCGGTAATAGTGGGCATGATCTAGACGCCTTTCTTTTCGATCTCATCTCTCAGGATTTCGTGAACACTGTATTGGGGGTAGATAGTGACGGTGAAAGACCGGACAGCTTCGGCGAAATGGGTTGATAGCTTGGTTGTTGGATTATCCCTGTCGATCTTGAGCTCATAGGTATCGCTATAACCAGCAATGGCATCCATTCGCACAACCATGATCGCCGTCACCCCGGTGAACCCGATATCATTTTGATTGCGTATGGAGAATGTTATGTCTCCATCGTGAACAATCTTCGCGTTTTGCCAGATCAGCGTACCTTTCGACCGGAGGTAACCTGTCTGGGGTTGAGTAGCTATGTAGTATCTGGCCAGGGTGGCAATCATAGCCAAGTTTTCCACAGTCCGCTGCTTGGACTCCGCCGCTAGATTTCGCGCCACCTCATCCACCGCGGTTTTAGCCTCATTCGCTTTGATGTCAGCAACACCAGCCGCGGTTACCGCAGTGGTGGCGGTCTTCTGCACCGCCCCCACCGCGCGTAGCCGTTCTGCCCGCTCCTGATTAATGCGCTCCCAAATAGCACTGTTGTGGGTTTTCAGGGCCTCAGCATCAGAAATCATCTGCCCACCCACATGCACCCGCCAGCCCCTAGCCCCCTCCTGACCATTGCCGATGAGGTCGATAGCGGTCACCGGCACCCGGATACGCCTGCCCCAAATCTCCACCAGGACCACATCCCCGAGCCGGAAATCCGCGCCGGGTTCGTAGGCACCGAGGCCGCGGCCAGTGATGTCGCGTTCGAAGAATAGGTTGCCGTCGACTCGTTTTTGGGCTGTGTCTACTACAGTTTCGAGGTTGGAGGATTTGCCGTTCATGTTGAGGGTGACGTCAGCGCGCACAAACCCCACGTCGAAAGCCCCAGCACCGGCGTCAGGTGGGCGGTAGATGTAGCCGTTGCGGAGCCGGTTTTCGGCGGGCTGCTCTTGTTGTTTGCCTGTGGGGACGGTGACATCGAACGCACCGTAAGTGCAGGCGGGCATGCGGCGGCCTACGGTGAGGTCACCGCCATCAGCGATGAGGATAACATCGGTTTTCTCGGCCACTATCTCCTCCTATCTGCGCCTGTTAGCCTTGGGTGACACGAACTATCATGGTGGGTTGGGTGAGGGGTTTCACCCCTATGGGTTGGGGGTCAGATGGGCACCACAGGTCACAGGTGACGGTGATACCTGCCTGGAGCGCTAGGGCACCTAGAGAGTCCCAGAGGGGTTGGTCGTCAGCGGTATACACCAGGTGCGGGGATGGCAGCCCGGAGGATGCCGTCGACACTACAATCCGCTGCCCTTTCCCCCACAGCTTGAATCCAATCTCCAAGGAGGTGGCGATAACGTTGCGGATCACGGTTTCAGCCGGCCCTTCCATGGTTACCCCATCGGTGGCGGTGACCATGGGGTAGTGCATCAAATCGCGGGGTGTTTTATACAGGTCCAGCTTGGTGGGGTCGCCTACCCAGTCACGGGTAAACGTCTGAAAGCTACCTGTTCGAAGCGCTTGGGGATTTGACCACGCCACGTGCCGATTCAGGATCGAAAGCAAGTCAGTACCATTGATTTCTACGAGAGTTGGGGTGTGGAAAGTACCCCTGGCCACGGTGTGGGTGATCCGATACGCCCTGCGGAAGCCTGGGCGCTCCACCATGATGTAGCGGGTGGGCCCTGCGGCGTCGATGAGCTGCCCGTTTTGGGCGGCGCCGAAATCGGCAATCAGTTCATCCGCTAACGGGTGTACTGCCCCACTAGCGCCGTCCGCTACTTTGTGGAGGAATCTGCCCGATACCGGGGCGCCCCGGGTGGCGGGGGCCGAAAATTCTATTGGTGGTGGGCAATCGAAAAGCGGTTCACAGTTTTCATCCAGCAGCCCGATCCATTGACCAAAATCGTCCGCCACCATAGCCCGGTGCCTAGCGTGCTGCTGCCATTGCCCTATCGTCATCGCCATGGGTCGAGCACTCCTATCCGCCACTCCAGAAACGCCCCGTCAGGTAGGGTGTATTGCCTGCTTTGCCCCGGGGGCACGCCTTCGGAAATGATTTGACCCCGGATTTTGCGCCAGAGATCATCATCCCGTACGCCTAGGCCATTGAGTACTTGATGGGATCTCTGCGGGTCCAGGTGCAGCCGGCGGGTAGAATCCACGGCAGGTAGGGTGAATTCCGCCGTGGAGGGGAGCATTACTTTCCCGCCAGCCCCTCCCCACACGATTTCGGGCCATATATACACCTGACCGGAATTCGTCACAGTGACGCTCCCGGGTTTTCGGAATGGGCCCGTTTCCCAGTAGCCGGTGTCAATGGCAAGCGGTATGGATAGGGCCCACATGTCGGCCGTAGCATCATCAACTTCTAGATCAGATGGGGCGCCGTTGAGCCTCACCTGGGCGTGCATGGTGCCCATGGGTGACTCGATCTGGAGCGTGCCCAGCGGCGGGAGGATGGAGAAACCATGCCGGAGCTCCGCCCAAATATCATGGGCATGCCGGCCCTGCCCGGCGCGCACAAAAAGTTCAAGGGCACCTTCGATGGCTGGGAATCGGAGGCCTTCGATTGCTCTGCCTGGCACACCGAGAGTTTCAATGCTGGTGGCTTCGGGCCTGCCGATCAGCTCTTTGATGCCGGCTCTGCGGATGCCCGCTATCCAAGTGCTGGATGAAAGCTCCCAGGATTTACCGGTGGGGGCGATGTACCGCACCAGGTAGCGCCGATCAATCATGGTGCCTCCTTTCCTTTCTGCTAGATTCGGGCTCGCTCGTAGCGCACCGCATCAACTGCCGATAGCTGGCCGACTTGCCCGGAGCCGGTAGCGAGTGAGCGTTTTGTGACGGCGAGGAGTTCGGCAAGGGTAGCGTTGAGCTGGCGTAGCTCCCCCGTTTGCGCCACCTCAGTGGTGGTGGCGAGCGAGCGGAGGCGTTCTACTTCCGCGGCGGCGGCGAGTGCTTTCCGCACTTTTTCATCGTCGGTTTTTTCGATCTCTTGTTTGAGTTTCGCATACTCCAGCTCGGCGGTCAGTTTGTCTTTTTGCCGGAGGTATTCCACCGCCTTGGTGGCGCGGTCTAGCTCTAGGTTGAGGTTGTTTTGGTCGATCTGGCGTTGGATAGCGGTGAGCCGGTCTTCGGTTTGGCGTTGGGATTTTTCGATCCTGCCGCTGATACCGTACTGGAGTGCGCCGATCGTGCTCTCCATGAACTGCTCGCCGAGCTTAGCGCCACCGGTGGCGGCTTCTACGCCATACTGTTGGGAGAGTACCCCACCACCGATGGTGAGGGCAGCACCGCCCGCGGATCCCAGAACCAGGGCGGCTTTTTCAGCCGTCCCTAGGTTCTTCCAAGCTTCCTTGACGGAGTCCTTGTTTTGGTGGAGGTCAATGCCGCCCTGCACTAGATCTTTCAGACCGCCTAATGCCATGCCGGCACCTGCTAGGGCGCCTAGGGGCCCGCCAACGGTGAACCCAGCAACCCCAGCTGCGGCGCCGGCTAGGAGTTTACCGATGCCGCCTACCAGCTTCGATACCCCACCGAAACCCTTGGAGGCGCCTTGGGCTTGGTTGGCAGTCATGCCATATAGGCTGGCGGTTTGCTCGGCAAGGGCTGTGGTTTGGGCCCGCAGCAGCTGCGCTGCCGCGGTTTGTTTCAGCGTAGCTTCTAACGCCTCATGCTGGGCGTCGGAGTGGGCTTTAGCCGCTTCCAGGTCGTCGACTGCGGCTTGGGCCCTTGCGACCCGGACCCCCCATTCGGCGGCCTGGATTTCCTTGCTGTTTGCCACCACGGATGCGGTCAAATCTTCGACGGTGAATTTACCGGTGCGGTAGAAACGGTCAATGGCACCTTTCATGGCTTCCACGCTGGTGGACCCCATGAGGGCGGACTGTTTACGGGCCTCGGCGAGCGCAGCTTCCGCTTGGGCGATACTCACGATGCCGCGGGCCCGGGCGCGCTCTATATCCCGCTCCCTGATCTGCAGCTCAGCCAATGTTCTCACCCTGGTGAGGGCGTTGGTTTGCTGCTGCATTTCCAACTTGGAAACCTCTTGCCGGGTTTTATCCACGATACCGGCCGCTTTCTCTATTTCAGAGAAGAAGCCGGCGATGTGGCCGATGCCTGCTGAGAGGGAGCCGCCGATCTTTTCGGCAATCTCACTGGCTGCCTGGTAGCGGGATGCCGCCACAGTGCGTTCTGCCGCCTCTAGATCAGCGAGGGATTCAGCCTGGGCGGCACGAGCCGCCGCTAGTTTGTCCTCCGCCTTATTGACCTTTTCCTGGGCGGATTTGACCGCTTTGGCGTTTTTGTCGGTGGACTTTTCCAGGTTATCGCCAATATCTTCACGCACCCTGGCGAGTTTCTTCTCAGCATCGGCGATGCGGTCGGCTTTGCCTTTCTTCCTGGCATCAGCCAGGGATTTTTCGGCGTCCTCCAGTTTTCGCCTATCAGCCTTGGATACCGCGGCACCCTCTTTCTCCGTTTTCGCCAATTCCTTCTTGGCGTCGGCAAGCTCCTTTTCGGCTTTGCTGATGCCGTCAGTCTCGGTGGCGATTTTTTTCCGCAGATCGTAAAGGCCCTTTTCGGCGTCCCTCACGACTTCGGCGGAGTCCAACCAGCCGCCTCCGAAATGGCGGCCTTCGGTTTGCACGATTACCCGAGCGTCTTCGGCGTCGTGGGCGAAGAGCTTTGCTGCGGTGGAGATTTCTCCAGCCGCCTGGTCGAATTTTTCGCCTGCCGCCATGAGGATTTTCGCCGCAGTCGCGTTCTGCTTCCCTATCTCCGGCAGGGCCTTAGCGATGGCCGATTGGTGCTTCCACTGCTGGTTTGTGAGCACCAGCTCGTCGGCGCCGGATTCGTTGCGTCCCCGGACGCCGGATGGCCACCGGCCGCCGGTGTCGAACTTCGGCCCGTACTGCACATACTTTTTGGCCTGGTCAAACAAGGACTGGGCTTTGCCCCACGAAACGTTACCGCGGCTGGTTTTCACCCCATCCACAGAGGTGGATTCGATGTCATCCCCAAGGCTCAAAAAGTCGGCAGGATCATAGTCTTTGCCGTTGATGGTGACGATCTGCCCGGCAATGAGCGGCAGGTAGGCGTGGTTGGTGTATTGGGGGTGGGAGGCTGGTGCCGCCCCACCGCCGATTTGACCGTTACCGCGCCCACCACCCATTTCGACGTTGACAGCTTGGCCGTCAGCGAAATAAATGGTACCTGAGGTGTGCCCACCGGCGGGGCCGCCATTAAGCCAGCCAATGGAAAACCGGGGGCCGCCACTGCCCAGGCCGGTACTGAACCCCATGCGGGCCAGCACAGGGCCTTCATCCATAGTGGCGAACTTACGGCCGTCGAGTGGCCACCCCACAGCTAGTGCGGCCAGGCCACTCATGGCACCGCTACAGTCACCCCAGTTGGCGAGCAGGCCACCGCCGAAAACATAGGGCGCCCCTTCGAGAGAACGCGGGGCTTTCTTACCGTTGACGGTTTCACCTTTGGCGAACCGCAGGAGCTGGCCTGGAGTGACGACCCCACCATCAGCCAGAGCCTGCACGCCCCCTAGGATCTTATTGAGCTTGGGGGAATCGTCATTAATCGCCCGCAGCAAATTATGGTGCTTAGCCGATGACCTGCGGTTGATGACCCATTCCCCGGCATCAACTCGGGCTGTGGGCCGGCCCTGCTTATCGACGCCCTGGAAGCCATCTATTTCGGTGGTGCCGGGCCCGGAGAGGGGCAGCCGATACCCTGCCGGGGTGCCGAACAAACCACCAGCTGCGAGCCCTACAACACCGCCCATAGCACGGCGTGCCGGGCTGCCATCAGGGAGAAGCGCGGGACGGCCCCCACCTACATACACGGTTTCCACCGAAATCGTGTGGCGAGATGTGGTGTTCTGCCCGCTCAGGCCATGGATCCGCTTGATGACTTCTGGCACGTTGTCGTTGATTTTGACTTCACCGGTGCGTCTGTCTTTGACCAGGATACCCAGGTCAAGCATGCGGGTTTTGACGTCAGGGTCGTTGGAGTCGATGACGACTTTGCCGCCGGGGAGGGTTTTCGTTTTCAGCCCTAGGGCATCGAGTTTTTCGATAGTGCCGGGCACTTCGGCGTTATCAATGTGGATGTAGCCGTCGAGGCTGGAGAGCTTGACCCCCATCTGATCCAGTAAGGAAATGATGGAGAAAGCGTCGGGGAAATCAATGGTCACCTGCCCCTCAAAGGGCTCGGAAACCTTCGCCCCCATGGCCTCCAGCTTTTGTTTGGTCTCATCGGTGATCGCATCCGATTCCACCTTGATCGTTTTGTCATCGGGGATGGATTTGATCTTGTCACCCAGAATCGAGTAGATCTGAGCCGCAGCATCAGCCTCCTTAGCGGCATTCGTCATGGCTGCCGCTTCGGCTTCGTGCTGCCTGGTTGCCTCTTCTAGATCATTGTTGGCGCCCCGAGTGGACTCAGCCAGCTTTAATGTCGCCAGGTCCGCATCAGTCAGGCCTTCCTTCCATTTCGCAAAGGACTCGGCGGCGTTCTGCTTGGCTGTTAAGCTGCCACCATCAAGATCGGCCAGGGCGGTGGCCACGCCAAGAGCCGCGTCTTTGTTGCCGTTGAGGGTGGCTTCTAGATCGTCGGCGGAGATTTTGGCTTGCTGCAGCTGGGGGTGGGCGTGCATGAACGCGGTGACAATGGATTCGGCCTTGCCTTGGATGGCTTCCAGGCCGGAGGCTTGCCCCATCATGGCATCCACCACGGTGCTGGACGCAATACCGGCCTTACTGGCCAGGTCTATCAGGCCTTCGCTGGAGGCGCGCTGCACCATCACCGACCTGGTGGCTGCCTCCTCGATGCCGTTCAGGGAATTCTTGAGGTCGTCAACGTTGTTCTTGTGCTGCTGCTCAGCGCGGGCGGCTTTTTCGTTTTCGCTGGCGAACAGGGTGAGGGCTGCGGCGGCACCGGTGAGCGCTAGACCCCAGGGCCCGCCGAGGGCGCCTAGTAGGCCTTCGGCGCCGGATTTCAGCAGGGAGAATCCGCCACGGGCCACACCAACAGCTGCGTCACCGATCGATCCCAGGGCAGCGCGTGCAGTGTGGGCGGCCTCGGTGTGCTTTTCCGCAAATGTTTTCAAGGCCGGGGAGCCCTGCTGGAATGCGGCCTCGGCCTTAAGCACGGCGGCAGCCAAACCGCTTTGCTCGCCGGTCAGGTAGTGTGTGGTTGCCCCGACCCGGTCCATTTCCACACCAGCGTCCCTGTAAAACTTTTGGATGCTGGATATTTGCCCCCGCATTTCAGACAGGCTAGACACGTGCCCCCGCATCTCGGACAGCTTGGACGTGTACTGACCCATGGTGGTGGTGATACCGCCAACGATACCGGGCACGGTGCGGAACGCCATCCAGCCTGTCATGGCCGCTGCTAGCAGCCCGGGGTGGGCTTTCAGCAGGTCGGCAACGGCTTGGAGAGATGGGGCCAGAGCAACGAGCACACCAGATGCTGCATGCAGGGTACCAAGGAATACCTGCCATGTGCTGACGCCTAGGGCTGCGGATGCCTGCCCCAGAGCGGTCGCCACGGTGGATACCACGGGCGCCAAGGCTTTACCTGTATCAAGCACATCAGTGAAGGCCGCCTGGACGCCGGTGAGCATGCCTTTGCCCTGATCGGACTGCAGAAAATTCGACACGGCGCCCTTGGCGTCTTTCAGCCCTGGCACTAGGCGCTGCTGAAGGAAGGCATCAATGTCGGCTGCGACCGGTTTGATTTTGGTTTCCAACCCGTCGATAGCACCGGTGGCAGCCACTAGGCCGTCCTTCGCCAGGCCGAAGAATGGTTTCAGGGCGGTAGCGCCCAACCGGCCCAGGGCTGCCTGGGCATTGGCGGCGGCACCCGTGAAGGATTCACCCATTTTCAGGGCGGACCCACCCATGCCGGCACGCATGGCTTTCTCAAAGGTTTCGAAGTCAATCTTGCCTTTGGAAACCATATCCGAGATTTCAGCGGAAGTTTTTCCGGTTTCCTTGGCGAGCAGCTGAAGCACGGGGATACCAGAAGCCATCAGCTGTAACATGTCATCGCCCTGGAGTTTACCGCGGGCGGCAATCGAACCGAAGATAACGCCAACGTCCTGCATGCTCCGGCCGGCAATGGCAGCCGTGTCACCCACGGTTTTCAGGGTGGTTTCCAACTGCTGGCCGGGTTTAATGCCTGCGGCGACCAGACCTGCAGCAACGGATGCCGCCTCCCCCAGCCCGAAAGCAGTGCCTTTCACCGAGGAAAGAGCATCATTCATGACCCCGGCAACAGTCTTGGTGTCGTTGCCTAGGCCGAGGAGTTTCTGCTGGGCGTTTTCGATAGCGGTGAGGCGGCCCATGCCCTTGGCCATGGCGGTGCCGATAAGCCCACCTGCCGCCACACCAGTGGCGAGCGCTCCCGCTTTCAGCGTCTTGCCCACGCCAGCAGCAAGCTTGCTTCCCCACGAGCCGCCACGGCGCTCAGCTTCGCTCTCCACGCCCCCCAACGCTTTAGCGATGGTGGGGCTGATTTTACTCACCTCGGGGATGATCGAGATGTAGCCGGTGCCGAGCTCTGCGCCCATGAGAAATCCCCTCCTTCAGATGCTCTAGATGTGGTGTTTTTCCTTGACTTTCTGCCTGATCTCCGCAGCGGTCAGTTCCCGCCTATGTGGCCGGCTCACCTGCTGGTGGGATGCCTCGATACCCTCGATGGTCTGCTGAATAAGACCCCCAACCCCGTTCGTGTTTTTCCCTGCGCGGGCCAGCGCCAGGATGTATTGCTGGTCGAAGAGCGCACCCAGGATTTGGTTGGTGGGTGCCACCCAGGCTGCGGCTTCGGCGGCGGCGGGATTGAGGTAGGTGTGGAGGTGGGATGTGGCTGGTAGGTGTTTGAGGAATGCCCTAAGGTCGCTCCACCGGTAGGTGCGGCCTACGTTGCTGAGTGAGTGCCCAATGTTAAGGAGGTCTACTCGGAGGGCGTCGGTGAGTTGGGGGTCCCCTCCGAAGGCATATTGGTGGAGGGCAAGGATTCCCCCAGTGGGATACCTGATTCCCGGCTCCAGATGCGGTCGATTTCCACCAGCTGGCGGTGTACCAATTTGCTGATGGCATCCTTCTTCGCCTGGGTGTTGTTGAAGTAGAGCAGGAAGAGCCGCATGATTTCGACGGAGTCGTTGTCGATGTGTTGTTTTTCTGCTTCGTTTTGGATGGCGGTGATGTCTGTGGGGTACAGGCAGTCAACTGGGGGGATGGTGATGGTGATTTTTTTGTCTTTGCCTGATGAGATGTTGAATTCAATGTTGTCGAATCCGGGGATGTCGAATGCCATGATGGCTCCTTAGGTGTGGTTAATAGACAGAGGGTGGGAGGGGCCGCGGGCGGTAACGGGGTTTCGCCTGCGGCCCCTCTTTTTTCAGTGTGGTTAGCGCCAGTGTTTCAGCACCTGCCAGTGGGCGGTGGTGAGTTTTGATGCTGGTGTGACTTGCAGCCACGGTTGGGTGCGTAGGGAGGTGACAGCTGTGTCTAGGTCGGTTGCGGGGATGGTTGTGCCGCCCGCACCCCACAGGCCGATGGAGGGGCGGATCTTGCCCGGCCATTGTGTGGTTAGGGCTTCCACCAGGGGCGCGGCTTTTCCAGCCTGCCCAGCATCGAAGTACACCCAGGGCTGAAGCAGATCAGCATGCTGCAACAGTTTGGCGTAGTCGTGCCCGCTGTCGGGCCGGCCCGCGGGCGGGTTGCCCCAGTTGACTCGCACGTCGAAAACCAGTTGGTTGGTGCCGATGGCGCGTTTGATGCGGCCTGCTAATTCGGCCATTTTATCGCCGAACCAGGCTAGCTCTTTGGGCCCTTCGTGGGGGCTGCCGTCGCCACGGCGGGTCCAATCTGCCTCACCGGTGTCTTGTTTGAACAGCTCCAGGTCTTTGGCCGAAAAGCTGCCGGAGTCCCAGTGGATTTCGGTGAGGATAATGCCTTTGATGCGGTTGCCGTAGCGGGCCGCGAGGTGCCGTGCGGCGGCCTCTAGCATGTCACCGATGTGTCCTTTGGTGAGGGCGTAGGCGCTGCCCAAATCGGTTCGGACGGTGCCGTCTCTGGACACAGAGCGTAGTTCTTGGTATTCGGGTTTCGCCAGGGTGGTGGTGGCCATAGCATCCAGGGTGAGGTAGATGCTTGTGATGCCAGCTGCGTGGGCGGCGGTGATGATCCCTGCGATGGGGTCGCCTTCGGCTGCTGATAGGGATGATGTGAGCCCACTGTCTGAGGGTACGTCGGGGGCGAGTAGCCATTCGGGTCGGCCTACTGCGAGGTCGATGGTGTTGCCGCCTGCTGCCGCGACTTTTTGGAGGGTTTCTTTCCAGTTGTGGGTTTTCGATGAGGTGTCTTCCCACCCGAACGATACGGCTCGTAGGCGGGTGTCCGGTTTCGGGGGCGGCGGTACAGCCCCGCCGCCGTTGTTGTTCCCTCCGCCGCCCGGAGTTACCGGGGAGGGGTTTAGGGGTTTACGGTGATGGTGGTACCCGCACCACCGGTGAGTTTGGACCCGTCGGCGGTGAGGGCCCCGGTGATGTCCTTGATGGTGTAGGGGCCGCCAGCATTACCGGTGACGGTGGCGGTGGTGGCGCCTGTGAGTTTGCGTAGCTCGGCTTGCACTGTTTCGGCGGTGGCGTTAAACGATAGTTCGGCGGTGGCGTGGCCGTCGACGGAAAGGGTAAAGGTGCCGCCTGTAACACCGCTGGGGAGGGTCACGGTCTTGTCTTGGGCGTCGGGGTCTGGGGTGTTGGGGTCGACCATGCCATCGTCCCGCAGCTCGAAGGAGTTTGCGAATTTGAATTCGGCGGGACCCTTGAAAGCAGTGATCGTAACGTTGTATTTCGTGGATGCGGAATGGACCTCAGCGGTTTTTTCCACGGTAGTGATCCGGCCGACCGGCACGACCAAAGTTTTAGCCTTTTCGCCGGAAACGGCTTTCACAACGTGACGCTTGAGCGGTAGCCGCTCAGCAGTGTGGTACACGGTGATCTGGCGGCCGTGTTTGTCGGTGGCTGCTTTTTCGACGACGTTTGCGTCGCCGAAGCAAGATCGGAGCACATTAGTGTTGCCGTCTTCGAGCAGGGTGAGAACGACTGTTTCGGTATACGAGGTTTGGGTGTCTACCCAGTCATCTCCGCCGAACATTTTTTCGGTGCTGGTTTCCCGGTTGATAGTGTGAGTGAAGCCGTCTTCGCCTACAGCGCCGTGATCTTTGAAGTCCTCATGGAGGGTTTCGAGGGCAGTTTTTGGCAACGGGGTATTGATTGGGGCGTTGAAGTAGACGCCGCCGTCGATGGGCGGGGTGGCCACGAAGGCGTTTTGAATGTTGATAGCCATGATGGGTCTCCTAAATCAGGAATGTCGGAAAAGGGAGTTGCGGCAGAATGGTGTCCCCTGCTGCCGCACCAGGGGCCGGCTAGTGGGCTAGGAGCCGCACACCACCGGTGAATTGGAAGCGATAGAGCTTCGGGTCGGGGTCGTCGTACCTGGTGAGGGTATCTATGGTGGTGGATTGGATTTTGGCGGACCTCATCCGCACCCATGCTTCGTAGGCCGTTTCGGCCAGAGCCTCAGCGTCTAGCTCGGTGTGGGCGTAGCACTCCACCAAAAACCGGGGGTTGCGGAGTGCCCAGTCCTCCATGCCGCCGCCGATACGGGAAACAATGATGAAGGCCTGCGGTTTCGGGGTAGAAGGCATGCGGCTGGATACCGGCACCCCTACCCGGCGCGCCAGCTCGGCAATCACTGTGGTGGTGGCGGTGGTGGTCACATGGGCCTCCTTCCAGAGGGCTGATTAGCCTAGGGCTCGGGTGAGGATATTGTCCCGGGCTTCTCGACGTTTAGCCGACCAGGTGTCGGCGTAGATGATGCAGCGGTGGCGGGTTTTGCCCATCTGGTAGGAGGAGACAAACCCATCGCCCGCGGCAGCTGCTACTCGTTCGGCGTGGTCGACTACGATCCCTTGGGTCATGGGGTCTTTGAGCAGTGCTTTCAGCGCGGCCTTGTTCGGTACGTACTTTGACATAGTCCACTCACACGTAGCGACGCCAAGCGCGGTCTTGTTCGGCACGTACTTCGCTGTAATCCACCCACCTACAGCTTGCCCATCCGGTGGGCGAATAGGCAGCTCGTACTTGCCGCATACCCTCATCAGCGAAACAAATGAGGGACCCGCCATCGAAGGATAGACTTACGCATTCGACATAATCTGATTGGTCTGCCTCAGCGCCGAGAGTTACTTTTAGCCATTGGTCATTCGATTCCGGCAAGATTAATCACCTCCAAGTCTGGGGCCCAACCGAAGGGGCCGTGTTCATAGTTTTCGGGTTCGCCCACAACCTCTAGGCGTTCACCGCCTGGGGTGAGGACGACAATGTCGGTTTCGATAAAGTCACCGGGGTGGGCGTACATTTTTATGGCGACTGTGCGACGGGCATGGCCCGCTAGTTCGGGTTCCGCGGTGGTGGGTTTCGCCCAGCCCACCACATGGATGATGGTGCCCTGGAGCCCGTAGGTGGGGTTGCCGAGCTCATCAGTGCCGGTTTTGAAGCGACGGAGCCGGGTCACCGGGTACCGCTTGATTGTTGGCAGGCCTGGCATCGCGTTCCTTTCGTTAGCTCATGGTGATGGAGTAGATGCCGCGGCGTTTCTTACGGAAGGGGGCCAGCATGGTTTTATCCGATGCGGTGAGCCAGGGGGCGCCACCGCTACCACCATGGGTGAAATTAGCGCTTTGGCTGAAAGGACCCGCGGTGACTTGCATAGATTCCTGGAAGGCGGTTTCCTTGGGGGCCTCAATGACCCTGGCTACCATGCGGGACACCACGATTTTGACGGTTTCCGGCACCGGCTCGGGCACTGGTTTTTGCAGGTAGCCCTCAACCAGGGCAGATGCCTCCTCTAGCAGGCCTAGAGCTTGGTCTTCATCGAAATCCACGTGGGGGATGCGAGCTTTAACATCGTCAAGACTTGCGAGCACGACTACTGCTCCGACGGTTCGTCTTCGGGTTGGTGGGGGTTTTGTCCTCCCCACCGGCCCCACCGTCACCCGAGTCCTCGGGATCCTTGAGATCTTCAGGATCTTCGGGGTCCTCGGGATCTTCAGGTTCCGGTTCCAGCAAGTCAGGGTGGATGGTTACGCCGTCGGGTACTTCCGCACCTGGGGCGAGTACATGGGCCTGGGTTTCATCGTGCGCAATGACGTAGCTTTCCAGGTCGCTGCGAATGGTTGCCATAGTGGTTCTCCTTGCTCTTAGAGGACGGTCATGGCCGCGGTGTAGTTAGCGTCACCAACGACGGGCATGCCGATAGCGTTGGCCCGCACCCAGGTGGACTTGGGGTCGTCTTCCTGGTAGGCGCCAACCACGATGCCGGGGCGGTCTTCTTCGGCAATGCCGTAGGCCGGGTCGACGGCTTCGAGAGTGGTGCCCCAGAATGTGCGGCCCAAAGGGGATTCTTCGCCGTCTACAGCGGGGAGCATGATGGCGGTTTTTTCGTCGATTACTCGTTTGAGCGCCCCGCCTTTGCGGATCTTACGGTCGTACCGCAGGAGAGGCGGCAGCTCGAAGGAAGCGAGCACGCTGTGGAGGAAGTCCACGGTCACCATGCTGGGGATGCCGTTCACACCGCCGGCCATTTTGCGGATTTCTTCGCATCGGATCAGACTGGTGATGATTTTGGGGGATACCAGCAGGTAGCCGGGTGCCTCACCGCTGAGGTTGGCATAAACCTCTGCTTGGGCTTGCAGGTCTTCGATCGGGGTTGCGGTGGCGTACTGGTCCCACTTGGTGCCCACGGTGGTGGTGAGGCGCGGGTCGCGGCCGAAATCCTGCTCCGCATTGAACTGGTTTTCGCTGATGAGCGCTTTACCGGTGGTGAGAATTTCACCACGCAGCATCTCTACGCGGTCAGCAACAGCCCGGGCTGCGGTGATCGTAGCCCGCCCAATCAGGTCTTTACCGGATGCTGGGGCATTGATGCCGCGGGCCCGGAGCTGGTCGTATTCACTGACGGGGATTTTCTGGCCCAGGGGCGGCAACTCCAGGGAAATCTTCTTACCGCCGGGCATGGCACCGATGGGGGTTTCAGCATCGTAGGCGCGGTATTCAGCAACCTCGACCAGGCCATTAGCGGTTGCGGAGAGACTTACGGAGATGTCGTCGACGACACGGTTGGGGAGGAATTGGGCGAGAACGTTTTTGGAGCGTTCCCGCTCATCAAGGGTTTCGCGGGCCACAGTGGTGAGGGACTGCGGCTGCACGACTTCAGTCCATAACATGAGAATTAGTCACCTTCCTTCGGGGCGAGGATGAAATGGGGGTTAGGGGTGGTCAAGGTGGTGATGTCGAATACGCCTTCGGGGAGGTATTTCACCCGGATGCGGCCGTGGTCGAGCATGGGGGCCACGATATCCACGTCTTTCTGCTTGGCGGACTGGGAGGTGAGCAGGAATCCGGCTAGGGCGTCACCTACCGCGGTTACTGGCTCGTATTTACCGCCAGCCCCCCGCTTCAACGGGATACCGGACGGCAGAACGTTGTCCTTCACAACAGCTACGATTTTCTTCCCGTCAATGGTGATGGTTTGGGCGTTAGCCACGCCGTGGCGGCTGCCTAGCCACTTGCGGTTATCAACCCCCAGAGGTTCACGAATTGGATTGAGTTGCATGATAGATCACATCCTTTATTTGTCGGTTTTGGTTTTGCCCATGAGACGGCGCGCCCAACTGCGGTCGCTTTCTTTCGAGGAGCCGGCCTTGCCCTTGCCCTGGAGAGGCGAGGTGGCGGGGCGGCTTTTCGACGCCCCAGCCCCGGCGCGGTCCGCAAGTAGCTGTGCTTGGGTGCGCATGGCTTCGGTGTCGCCGTGGAGGAAGGTTTCGGCTTCTTTCCGGCTGAGACCGTATTCCAGGGCGAGCTCTAGGCGGGCGGCAGCGGCTTCGGCTGCCTGTTGGCGTTTGGTTGCTTCAGCGAGGGCTTCCTCGGCCTGCTTGGTTTTACCTGTTTCGGTATCAAGCTGGGCCTGGAGACTATCGGCGGTTTTTTTGTTTTCCTTAGCCCGGGTTTCCCAAGTGCGAGCATGTTTTTTCCACACGGTCGCATCGTCTGCTGGCCCTGGCTCGGGGTCGGGGTCGCCCTCATCATCACCGCTGCTGTTGTCGCCGGGGGTTTCGCTTTCGCGGTCTGAGGCTTGCGGGGTTGATGGTAGCGTCTGGGCGGCATCAGTCGTGCCGCTACCGGCGGGGATGTCAGGGGCGATGGTGCGTACCCAAGGGGGCGTGGGCAATGCTCTGGCTGGCATATTTTGTGTCCTTTCTGTTTTTGTTTGGGCATGAGAAAACCCGCGGTCTCGCGGGGAGAACGCGGGGCACTGGGGATGCTAGTTTTTAAGCCCTGGCAACTAAACGGGCTTCCCAGTAGGCATTGTCTAGTTCCTCATCGGCATATGGGTTGAACGGTACGGGATTAGATGTACCAGAAGGCCGCCTTAGGTATTCGAAATCCCCAGGAAGTACGACTTCAACTCCATCCCAATCAAGCTCCATACCCCAATTAGTCTCGGTACAAAGCTTCATGAAAACTTTCTTTAGGAGATCCAGTCGCTTAGGTTCCCGAGACTGCGCAACGTCGATCTCAACGATCCCGAACTCATCTCGCTCATCATCGGGAACGGGGAGTATCCGCACAGGATCACCGCCATCTTTCCTACTGAAAGACCCAAATATGAGCTTACGGGCAGACGCGACAATTTCTTCCTGTGATATATCGGCTTCTCTGACACTGATTGAAGCGCTGTAAGACATTATTGTCGCCTTTCCCATAATAATGTGCCGTAAATCGTCCTTACGACTATTCTATCAAGATCATCACCATGATTACGTACTGCGCGTTTGAGATCAGAGATAATGCCTTCTTCTGAATTTTTTACAGCCCTAGCGTCGTAAATTAGCATACGTGCTTGTTTTTTCCCGCTTTTAGCCCGGTTGTTTATCCCATTAGGCGATGTGATGGTTTTAATATCCGCGGTTAAACCATCAACAATAATGTCTGGAGACTTCACTATCCCTGTTTCTTGTGTAAAAGCAGCCCCCACACTTGATATTTTATCTAGTTCCTTTAACTTGATGACGGATTTAGCGCCATTCTCATATAACCAATCACGGGTTTTAGCTTCATCAGCCGGCCAATCTTTATCTTCCAAACCGAGCTTCAGCGCTTCATCAGATGTAATAACTCTTTTACGGGGCTTCCCCTTGTTAGGTGGCAAGAGATTAATCCGCTTAGTATCTTTCGGTACCCAGTCGGGTGTTTGGTTTCGGTGGCGTTCTATGGCTTCGGCGAAGGCTTCCTGGTCGCTGCCTGGGTATCTGCCGGATTTTATATAGATTTGTTCTAGCTCTTGGTTGATTTTCGGCAGGTCGGCGGGGGTTTGCACCTCGATGCCGAGGCATTTGCAGTTGTCGTGATATTTTTTACCGGCCTCGGTGAGCAGCACCGTATCGCGGCTGTAGACTGCGCCGCGGCTGGCCAAGAGGAGGCAGAAGGTACAGGCGTGGGGTTCCGGTACTCTGGCATACCGGGTGCCGGCTTTTCGGGTGGCCTGGTATACGGTTTCGCGGGCTGGTTGTTGCACGAGGCGGTTGGTAATGCCGGCGAGTTTCCGTAGCACTAGCTGCCGGTCTAGATCGCCGGTAGCGGTGCGGGAGGTGTTTAGTGCCCAGGCGTAGGAGCCGAGGATTTGCTCGAATCCCGCAGGGTCGGCCACTTCGGGGTATTCCAAGCCACGGAGGTTGTCGTCGAGGCTGCGGGAGCGGAATAGGTAGTCAGCAGCGGCGTAGGCGGCTTGTTCCCCGTAGGCCGCAATGATTGCTTGGAAGGGCTCCTCCATAAGCTGCTTGGCGTCGGCGAAGCCGAGGGTTTCGGTTTGTTTCCACCAGGACACCAAATCCCGTATAGCGAGGGTGCGTAGGTTGTCCATAGCCTGCTGGTAGTCGGCTTCGGCATCCAGGTCTCGCGCCATAGTCAGCACCTCCCTCCCATGGGTGTTGTTTAGGTTTTCTCCCGCAGTGATACGGGGATTGCCCCGGTGAATCGGATCCCGGGCAGGCCAGCTAGGTCAGCGGCTACTTTGGGTTCGACTCCGGCGCGGATCAGGACGCCTAGGGCGTCGGCGCGTTGTTTGAGGTCATCTGCCTCCGCCCCCCCCCGCGAAGCGGGCGTGTCCTGCGGGCCGGTTTCAACAGGCGTTTCATCGGTGGTGGTGGGGGTTTCTTCGGGGTCACGGTTTGCCCTGGCCAGGTCGAGCACGGTGGTATCACCAATGGTGGTAGCGCCACCGGCAAGTGCCGTGGCGCGTTGGGTGGCGGATTGTTCGGCGAGCTCCTTACGCATGATTTCCTGCTCTGTCTGGCTGAACCCCACCCGACCCCACACGACCGAAGAATGCTTCGGGGTGATTTCGGCTGCTACGGCTTTGGTCATGGCATCCATGGTCGCCGACAGGGTGGGTGTGGCGGCCGCCAGCCATTTCGCTTCGAGGGAGGCAATAAACGACCATTCAGGCGGCTCGCCGTCAAGAATGGCTTTGCACACGTAGGCAAGGTCGCGGCACAATGGGCGGCCGAATGCCAACTGGCGAAGCTCAGTGCGGCGCACCAGGCGGGATTCGGTGGCCCTAATACTATCGGCGCTGGGGGGGTTATCGGAGGCGAACCCCAGGTAGGATACGGGCACCCCGGATTGGGCTGATACTAGCTGTGCCATCATCTTGAGCTCTTCAATATAGGGCGTAGGTGGGGATGCCTGGAACTGTCCCGCGGTGATGGTGGGGAGCCCATCATCAGGATCACCTGGCGGCACCACAAGTGCTTTGCTCATGGCGACTTTCCACCCCATTTGGATGAGATCGCTTTCTGTCGCGTCCTCTTCTAGGCCTAGCTGGTCGAATGTGGCGTTCAGCAGGTAGCGCTGTGGGGTGGTGTAGTACTCACGGTTGAATTCCATGCCGAGCACGGTGCGAACGCCGTGGTCGGTGTAGTATTCGATGGCCGTGGTGATTTCCGAGGCGCCTGCGTCTTTCCCTGCGCGGGCCCGGTTCGGGATACGGATCAGGCCGCACCTGCCCCAGCCGTGTTTGACGCAGATGGTTTCTTTTTCCGGTTCACGTGGGTCGGTGATGATAGAGATCACCCGGTCCGGCAGATGTAGGGTTTGGTATTTTTCACCGTTTTCCCCGGTTTTTTCGATGTAGCCGGCTGCCATGCGGTTAAGCCGATCATCCCACATGTAGGTGGCTTCGCTTGCGGTAACGGCATCAATAATGATGGTGGGTTCGCCATCCCCACCGGCTGATACTTCGAGGAAGCCCATGCCGGTGACAAGGGATTCCAGCGTGGCTTTAGCAAACTCGGAGCTCAAGTCGTTGTCGGCAAAAACTTGGTCCAGTTCGCTGATGTCGGCCTTTGGGGATATCCACCCTTGCCACTCCAGCCGCTCCGCTAAAGAATCAACGACAATTTCGGGCCAGCCAACCACCGCCCGGATGCTGCTAGCAACCGCAGGCAGGGCGATGTTCAAATCTTTGAGGGCGTTTTTGCCCTCATAGTAAGCCCATTTTTGCCTGTTCTTCTGGGCGTGCTCTTGCAGCCGCCCCGACAGCTTGACGATGAGGTTATGCTCGTCGGCAGTGAGTTCGTAGTCGGGGATCAGTTCGAGGGTCATCCAATCATCACTCTCCTTCGCTTCTTAGGCCCCCCTTTACGGCGGGCACGGACTTTACCGGAGTTCAGGGCTTCACGCCTGCCTACGTTGGCGGCCACCATGGCCACGCACAAATCCACAAGCTGATGGCTGTCACGACTGGTTTTACCAATCGCCAACCCAAATTTATTCCACCTGATTTTCGTATTATTCACGTGCGCTGTGAGCGCCGGGTCACCATCATGCCGGAACGGTCCATCCAGGCCGTCTTTGTCGATCAGGTCCTGGATGATCTCCACTTCCTGGGAGAAGCGGCGGTTCCGGTCGGCGGCGCCGGGTTCGGAGAGCCGCATATCCCAGAGGACGGAGTGGGTTTTTGTTGCCCAGCAGCGGAGTTTTCGGCGGAAGTCACGGTGCCATGCGTCGATGAGGGGCCGCCAGTAGGAGGCTTCGGTGGTGTCGTCTTTGGCGGGCGAGGGGTCGACGCCGAACCAGACGACTTTGTATAGTTCCATGATTTCCCGTACCCGGGCGTCTACTTCGTCGCGGTCAACGAGGTAGCCTTCGCCGCGGGGGCCGCGGGGCCTCGACCACACCCCGAGGGTTTGGTTGAAACCATCACTGATTCGGCAGCCCATGAGGGCTGTGGCGTCTTCTGATTTGGAGCAGTCGAGGAACATGGCGATCTGATCCCCCGGCTCAAACTGGCGGGTGGGGTCGGCGAGTGCCGCCCACGCTTTAGCAGACACGTAGGAGTCTTCGGCGTCTCCGAGTCCGTTCATGTAGAAGCGGATAGCGTCACCGGCCGAGAGTTCGGGGTCCACCACCTCGTCGGAGAGGCGTTCGAGGTCGGCCCAGGGGGCGTCGGAGTAGGCTTGCTGGAGCGCCAGCATGCGCTGCTTGGGGTCGTAGATATCTAGCTTGGGGTCAAATTCAATGGAGTCATAGAGGATGTCTTTCTTGAGCTGGGGGTATTTACCGGATTGCTGTTTCTGCCATGCTTCGAAGGTTTTTTCGCCGATAGAGTCCTGGCCCCGCTGGTGGGCGTTGGTGAAGTCCACCATTCGGGCCTGGACAGACTTTTTCGACTTGCCGACGTTTCGGCGAGCGACTTTAGCGACCGCGTGACCGCCGGAGCGCTGGGTCATGTGGTGAGTTTCATTGAGCACGATGAAAGTGGCCGGGTCGCCTTCGGAAGACCGTTCCGAGGCGGTGAGCACTTCGATGCGGGCTGGGGAGGTTTTCACAAAGGTCGCAGTCCTCCCCTTGTCTAACCCGTAGTAGTTGGTGGCGTCAACACCGAATTGGGAGTTGGCAACCCGGAGGACGTCTTTGGATTGCTCTTCAGAGTTGGACGCTATCTGGACTAAAGGCATGGTGTGTTGTTTGCCTATGTAGCGGGTGCCGTCCCAGTGGAGCTGGGAGGGGCCGAGTAGCTCGATGTTGCACATGGCGGCGGCTAGGGGGTCCTTGCCGCTGCCTTTGCTGCCGCGTTTGCAGCCACGCCGGTAGATGAACCTGCCCTGGTCATTGAAGGCGTACCAGAGGATGAGGAATCGGGCTTGCCCTGGTGTGAATCGCCAGGGCTCACCATCGTCGTTGAGGAGGCCCGGTTCATCGGTGCGCCATTCGGCCCAGTCGATAACCGCGGGGCCTAGAGAGTGGGCGATGAGGTCCAGTTTTTCATCCATGGTGGTGGGCCATGGGAGCGTGCACCAGCCCCCCTTGTCACCGAGGTAGTAGCCGGGCGGCATGGTGAGGTCAGAGATTAGCGAAGCGGTCATGGGCGTCGATCACCACCCCGTCATCCTCAGGTTTGGATTGTTCAATGTCACCGATTTCCCATTGGAGGCGTTTCATGGCCATGGGTGAGAGCCCCAGCCGGTCTTCGATTTGGCGAAGCTCCGCCATAGCGCTGGCGTTGACCACGCTATGGTCGAGTTCATCTTGAATGGCGTTCCGTAGGATAAGGTAGCGGGCGACTAAAAATTCGTCGTGGTTTCGTTCCCACATGACTGCTTGGGGTCGTCGCCAGAGTTCTGCCCAACCGCGTTGTACTCGGCCGGGCAGTGGCCAGCGGGGCGCGCGTCCCTTTCGCCCGTCGGCGGGGAGCGTCACCCAGTCGGGCCTGGCGTTGCGGCGGCGGGCGTTCCTCTTCGGGGGTGGTCCGGGCACGGTCGGCACCCCCTTTCGCATTCTTAGGTTTTCCTAACCTTTCCTTTAGGTTGGCCTTGGGAACCCGTACAGGCTGGCAGGCCCTTTGCCCTCCGCGGCCCGAGGGCCGCCGAGGGGGGTATCCCCCCTACCCCCGGTCGGTATCAAACCTGCTAGTGTGGGGAATATCACAAAATGAGGGGGTGGGGGGTCGCTTCACTCTCGCTACCCGGGCGGCACGCCCCGCCAGGGCTTCACGTTGCGTTTTGGCCTTGTGACATAGAACACAGAGCGATTGGAGATTGCTAAGAGCATCGTATCCGGGGCCGCGGGTGTTGTCGATGTGGTCTACTTCGGCGGCTGGGCTGCCGCATTGTTGGCATGTGTAGCCGTCGCGGGCAAGGATTTTCTTGCGGATATGAGTTTTCACGTGGGTAGGGGCACCGTTTCGCCATGCTGCCATATGGATTCCCTCCCTGAAGGTCAGAAAATAGGAGGAGTGGAGCGGCAATCCCCTGCCCCACGAGCTATCCGGGGTGAGGAGCCATCAAAACGCCCCGGGGCGACGCGAGCCCTAAACCCTCCACTGGTTTTTCTGCAGGCTGCGTCGTCGCGTCGATTATATCATCTGCTGTGACAGCAGGCAAAGGCATATTTTTCAGGTGGCCTAGAACCTCACCAAGTCGATAGCATGCGATGCGATCAGTGCTTAGGTGCGTGCTGATGTGTCCGCGCTCAGCCCACTTGCGTAGCAGCGCACGGCTAACCGTATACCCTTCAGCATGGGCAGCATGGATGATAGTGCGCCACGTCAACCACGGCTCGCCGGCATCGCACACCATGGGCTGCCCGGCGCGGAGGAAATCCAGGAGTCTGGACTCCAGGTAGCGGAGTTCGGCGTGGATGTCGGGGGCGAAGTCCAGGGTGACGATGAGTCCAGCATTGAAGGCGAGGAAGCCTAGGAGTTGGTGGGCGTCGCAGGTGAGAATACGGCTTGGCTGGATATGGTTGGCAATGTCTCGGGCAACTTCAAAGAGCCTAAGGGTGAGGTCGATATCTAGGGCGGTGGCGGCCCCGCCTGGTGTAGTGGGGTGGGCCCCGGGTTTCCTACCCCCCTGGGGGTTCGTTATACGGGTGGGGGTGGGGTACTTGGCGGCTTCCAGTTCTACCCAGAGGCCCTGTAGGCCCCGTAGCGTGGCGCGTAGGCCTGTCTCGGTGGTGGTGGCGGCGCCCATGGTTTCCTCCCGTTCCCCAGCTGGTATGCGTGAGGCAATAGTAAAGCTGAGGCTTGGCCACTAGAGGTATTCACCGCACCCTGGGAGGCGAAGGGCGGGGGTGTGGTTACTTTGTGGGGCGTGAGGCGTGCCATCGTTTGATTTCGGCAGCGTCCCATAGGCGGGTGCGCTCTAGCTGGAATACGGGCTGTGGGGCTTGGCCACGGGCAACATAGCTAGCGAAGGTGGCCTTAGCGACGCCGATGTGCTGGGTGATAGCCGTGACGGTCCAGTATTCTATTCCGTCATCGGTGATGGCTGTTCGGTGCGGGATGTCTTTGGCAAGGGTGATATCAATCATCGTGGAGTCTTTCTAATGGAAGCTGGGGTTCAACTTGAAAACCCCACTAGCCGAAGCTGGTGGGGTTGCTGGTTAGCGGCGCCAGCGGCCAGTACAGGTGATGTACCCGAGGATTACAGCGGCAATAACGAGTAGCGTAGCAGTGGCAATGCTTACACTTTTGTTATATAATGCAGTGATTATCGCCGCGGTAAATGCGGTTACCGATACGATGTACATGGGTCGCGCTTTCATGGGCTTTCCTCCTTCCTGGGGATTCACGTGGTAGGGTGGTGGGGTCTCCCCCGGGTGAGCTAAGTTGCTGTTAGCTCACCCGGGGGTTACCGTTGGCGCTTACCGCGGCGGTAGCGTTTCCGCTTCCGATGCTTGCCTCCGGGTTTCCTGCCTTGCAAGTAGGTCAGGATGCCGGTGGCTACGGCAATCGCCGAGAGAGCCAGGCTAACCTTGTCGGTCATCTGGGGTCACCTCCCCTCCACTATTGAGTTTTCTGTAAACCGTTTGGCTTACACTCTTTATTATACAGCGTGGCGCTGTATCTTTCAAGTGGGGGTATAGGTTTTTAAGGCAATTTAAATGTGTTCTTTACCACATTGATTCGCCGGGGGTTCGTTCAACCATGAGCATCAGCCGGCACGCACCCACCCACCATTTCGCCACAGCATCCGGGTCCTCTACCAGGCAACCACTTCCGCTGTAGCTCATCAGGAGCACCTTGCGCTGCCTGTCGAGATCGAAAAACCAAAAGTCGCCTATCATGTCGCCCCAGACATTCTGCGGGATAAGATTCAGTCGCACCCCGTAGAGAGAACTGATATCCGAGTTCCCACATGTCAGAGGATCCTCATATTCGCTCGAATGCTGGATCAGATAGAGTGATTCGCCAGATAAGAATGTTGGTAATTCTTCCTCCAGGGCGAGTGCTAAATCTGCTGCTTTTGCGTAGCGGACGCAATCAATTGTTAGGTCTAATACTGCGACTCCCCGCCATGATGGAGTAATTCTCTCTAGCAGTAAAACGGGAGTGCCAGAAGATATTTCAATGCATGGCTGCCCCACCAAACACCCCCTAAACTCGATCGGTACTACACCAAGAGCCAACCCACGGTACGGCTCTAACTCTGCAGGCATGGGCGGGTAAAGATCATACAAGCTCATGGTGGCTCCTTGGTATCACCTAGTTGGTTCTATTTTATGGCGGGGATTATTTTTCTTGGTCTGCTCCATCACGATGCGACCTGTCACTATTTTTCGCCGCGGTGTACTCCTGGTAGGCAGTAGCGAGCACAGTTTGCCAGATGGCTTTAGGATCAGGGGTCATAGCGGCGCTCCTGCTTCCATTGGTTTATGGAAAACCGTGAAGGACGTGGCGTTGTTTTTTCCGTGGCGGGTGCCATACAGGGGCGGGTATGGGGATAGCGCCAGTACCTCCCGGAGCGGGATGTGGATTTGATTCCATTTGAGAGTGAGCGTGCCGCCCGGTGCAAGCACCCGGAAACACTCAACGAAGCACTGGTGCAGGTCTTCCCTCCACGTGGTCATGAGAACCCCGTATTTCTGGCACATCCACCCAGTCGCCCCGGCGCGTTGGAGGTGGGGTGGGTCTAGGTTGATGAGGTGGAATGTGTCGTCACGGAAGGGTAGGGCGCGGTAGTCGCACTGGATGTTTGGGCTGATGGTGATTTGGCGGCCGTCTGATAGTTGGTAGCGGGTTGCCCGCTGGTCGGCGTAGATCACTCCGGGGTGGTGCTTGTCGTGCCACATGAGTCGGGCACCGCAGGTGACGTCGAGGATCATTCGGCGTCCTCGTCTTCTCTGGTGTAGCCGGCACGCTGACGCCATGCCTGCTTGGCGGGGGTATCATCGCAGTCGGGGTCGGTTGCCCATTCTTGGTAGTCCTCGAAGGTGACACCCCCATCCCACCAGTCAGGCACGTAGTCCCATACTTCGGAGAAGGCCGCGTCGCAGGCCATGCAGGTTTTCAGCTCGTACAGGCCATCGTAATTTACATATTTTTCCCAGAAGTATTCCTCGCCAGGATTGATGGTTGCCCCGCACATGTCACATTTGTGTGGTTTCCTGGCGCGCCGAGTTTTTTCGTCTAACAGCGTACACATTATTGTTTTTCCTTATAGATTCGTAGGAACACGCCGGTGATAGCTGGCCCGTTGCTGTCGGCTTCGGCGTAGCGTTTACGGGCGTGCCATGTGGTGATTCGGGAGTCGTTTTTGAGCACACCGGCCCCTTCTAGGGCGTCCCCTAGCGCCCGGCATAGTTTGTCGAGGTCGTATGAGGATTTGGACGTGGGGAGCATGCTACGGACGCTTTTAGGGCGGGGTAGGCAGAAAACCGCTTGCACCAGTACCGCTTCATCAATGGGTTCTCGCAATTGGCGGCTGCGGTAAGTGGCGAGTTGGAGTTGCGCGGATTGCCGCCACACCCGGGTGCCGGGGTTGTCTTCGATGACGCGCCCGCCACCCACGTAGCGTTTAGACCCTTGGGGTTTGGGGTCACCAGCGATGTGGGCGATGAATACCGGCTCGGGCTGGACACCCAAATACCTTGCGAACAGGCTTTCGATTTCGGTGTCGGTGGCGTCCGGTAAAAGCCGTTCCCGGATGGCGTCGAAGAATGGGTCGCGGCTCATGATGCCGCCCCCACTGCTACGAGTTCGCCTGAACGCTTTTCTGCCGGGTTTGGATCATGGTTTGGGGTATCGGTGTGGGCGCCCCGGGTTTCGGCCTTCTGCGGGGCTTCTGGGGCGGTTTCTTGGGCAGTTTGGCGCCCCAGGATGATGCCTAGCTTCTCGCGTAGGTGTGCGGGCATGCCCCGGCCGGTGGGGCGGGGCTGGGTCTCTGCTTTCGGTTTCGGCAGCTCGCCGGTGTGGTCGCAGTGTGCTACCACCGTTTTGCCCGCGGCGTTCTTGACTTCTACGAAGCCGCGTTCGTCGCACAGAGGACAGGCGTGGATAGCTGCTAGATGCGCCTGCTTTTCCGCTACGGCACGCTGGTCGAACCACCGCCTGACCCGCATGCAGTTACGGCAGGGTGGCACCTCCTCCCGCGGCAGATAGGCGTGTTTCCGGCACCGCGGGTCGTCAGGGCTCGACCATTCCGCAGGGGTGCCAATCACCTGGTACGCCCGGACGGCAGCAACCATAGCCTGATCTTTTGCGGTCGCGGTTTTCTCACTGGTGGGGTTGAGGCAGGCCGGCACCTGCTCATCAGCACGATCCGTGTCGGAAGCCTGGGCGGCCTGATGCTCGGGCAAGTCGGGCAGCCCAGCCCACGGATCCTCAAGAACCGGGGCAGGCACGGGCTGGGGACCAACCACCACCGGCCGCGGGGCGCCCACCGGCTTCGACTCTTGAGGCTCCAAGGCGGCAGAGTGGCCGACTGCGGTAGCAGGCGCCACCCCTGCGGGGGCCAACCCATTTTCGATTTGAGGAGAGGAGGGGGCGTCGGGCACGGGGCAAAGCGCAACAGGGGCCGCTACCGAACCACGGGCTTTTCTTTCCCCTTTCTTTTTATAGTTCTCTTTCTCATTCTCTTTCTCGGCAGGTTTTGCTAGCGGCTTGCTAGCTTTTGCTACCTTTTTGCTAGAAACACCCTTTTGAGCTGCGGCTTTAGCAAGCCCACCTTTACGCCCAGCGGCACGCCGGGCTTCACGCACCGCCTCAATATCGGCGGTGGTTTGCTGATGCTCCCCATAGTCATGGATGAAGTAATCAGTGTCGCCCTCGGCCAGTAGGGGGCGCTCAGGGTCGCTATCTAGAAGCTCTTCGATAATGTCTGGCGTCCACCTAGCAAGTGCTAGCCGCTTCCTGATTCGCCCGTCAGTATGCTGACGAGCTGACCAAGCAATCATCTCAATGAAAGCTAGCTTGGCGCCCGGCGATAACGGAAACACCTTTTCACTATCGAAAAAATCGAGAGTGATACGGATAAACAAACGGTCATCTTTGGGGGCGGTGGCGGTTTTCGTTGCCATGGCAGGTCTCCTTTTAGGCGGCGGCAGCTTGCTAGCTTTTGCTAACAACGGTGATAAATGTTCTATTTGTGATTTTTTCTGTGGGGATATGGGGAATTTCAAGCACGATATGTGTTTAAACATGTATAGGGCAAATATTAAGTAATGCCGCCCCTTATGTCAACACACATTGTGCTCATGATAGGGTTAAATGGTGGATAAAAGTAGCATTTTTGGTCAGAATCTCATCTACTACCGGAAGAGGGCCGGATGGTCATTAGCGGAGCTAGGTCGCCAGCTAGAAGGAGCCGGCCATACAATGCACATGACCAATCTCCGGCGTATCGAATCCGGGGAGCGCATACCGCGAATCTGGGAAGCTACTGCCCTAGCCGAAGTGCTAGGCGTTCCAGTGGAAGCTTTCACTATTGACCCCAGCGCTAGCGAAAGCCTGGCAGGAGTTACGGATAAGCTATCGGAACTTACCGACACCACCGAGAAGTTCATAGCAGCCGCTAACGAAGCCCTAAACGCCAGCGAAGCCCTAAGCCGGGCGATTACCGAAGCCGAGCGCGCCGGGGTGCCACCGAAGCTACTTTTAGAGGCACGAGAGCAACTTCGGGAGTGCAGCGGAATCATGGCGGATAACCGACTAGTGATCCAATAATTGGAAAGTTTGTTCTACTTATTTTTGGTCGGGGTAATCGACGTGCGCTAGTACCGTGAGGACACCGGCGGCTAGCCGGTAGAGCTGATCCCGGGTGATGCGGTGGGTATCTCGCCTACTCTCCATCCTCAGGATGATGTGGTCAGGGCCGCAGTGATCAACCATCACAAATCCTTGTAGTGCGCCATTTTGTAGCACTAAGAGCCCGTCCCTGTAGCCTTCGTCGTCGAGCCTGCCGTATCCTACGCTGTCTGTTGGCTGGTAGGTTGGGCTGTCGGTCAGAGCCTCGATTGTATCAATGATCGTGTTGATGTCTTGGCGGTCCAAGGGCTCTGCGGGGGCGTATTTTTTGAGCCGGCCGATGGCCTCCAGCATCGGCGCTAGGCTATTTGCCGGGGCGTTCATTTTTGTTCCATCCTCTGGTTTTAAGGTTTTCCGTCCGTAAAAGGATGACTAGCGCCATTCGGGCTAGCTGGTAGAGGTTTTTCTGCGTGATTTTGCAGGTGCCATACTGGCAGTCGTCACTGATGGTGATGGTGATATCGTCGGGTCCTTGATGGCTGATCTCGATAATGTATTTTGATCCTTCTCCGATCCCTGGCATGTCGGGGAGGAATTCCACCAGCACCCCATAGTCGTCGGGTTTATCTCGGAATTCAGGCTGGTTTAGCATCTCTTGGTAGTCGGTGTCGTCTAGCAGGAGTTCTATCCAGCGGGACACCACCTGTAGGTGTTTTTCATCCTTCTCATCCAGGAGGGTTGTTTCCTCCCGGAGATACTTCAGGCTGTCTAGCATTTGCTGGATTGAGGTGTGATCTGTCATTTCGTTGGTCCTTCTTCTTTGTCCCATTTCCAGTGGAATCCGGTGTCGTAGTCGTGGTGGCCGCCGCGGTGCCCGCTGCGCCTGGCGCAAATGTGTATTTGCTGGTGTGGGTGATAGCCGGTGGCTTCCAGCGCGCAGCAGCGGTTAGCCGCCTGGAGGCGTTCGCGTTTCATTTCGAGCCGGAGTTTGTTTTTCTCTTTTTCGTAGAGGGCATCACGGATTTCCGGGTGTCGTATCATAGGTGCCGCCTATTTTTCACCGTGTAGGGCTTGGTTGCCGGCCGGGGTGATAGTGCCGTCCTCGGTGACGTATCCGAGGGCCTCCATGGCCCGTACCCCAGCCCGCCCGGTCTTTTTGCCTGCGGCGTGCCTGCGGAGGGATCGTAGTGCCAATCGACTTTCGTAGGTAGTAGTGCTCGTGGTCATTCCTTTTATGCTCCTTGTTTCGTCACTGTGACGCCTGTGTCGTTGATATCGAACCGACCGTCAAGAAAACGGCTGATGAAATATTGTTGGCCTTTACCCGTGACTTTCGGCGTTTTGTTGACCGTGATATGCCCATCGGCGTGGGTGATGACCGTTTCTTTGATCTCGAAGAGGCCCAGCTCCATGGCTTTCTGGGTGGGGCTGTTCCAATCAGCGCCACGGCGGGAGGTGAGGAACCCATGGCCTCGTAGCCAGGTGAAGAGCCGGTTAGCGCCAATATCAATACAGTTGCCTTTGAGGATCTTCGCCAAATCCCCTACCAGGATCGAGGTGGTTGATGCGCTCACAGCGTCAGCGAAGATTACCTTGGGTGCGGCTTCTTCCACCCGGGTCTCCAGCGCCAAACGCTGGGCCCGCTCCTCTTTCAGCTGCGTGGCTAGGCGGATAATAAAGTCTGGGTCAGACAGCGCTTGGGCTGTCGCTTCCGGGGTGAGATACCCGCCATGCGACCGAATCGCCGGCAGCACCTCTTCCGTCACCCAGTCCTGGAACCTCTCGGCCAAGGCGGCATGAGATTTTAGAATTGCCAGATACAAGCCGGGTTCACTAATGACAGCGAATTTTTGGCTACCACCAAGGGTATCGAGAATCTCGATACCCTTTTGATGGTCGCGCACGAACCTCGTAACCTCACCAGTGGTTCGATACCCCAAGGCTTTCGCTACATCGGCGGCAACCCACCAAGGGGCACCGCAGCGGGTGACGACCCGCACTTGCGTACCATTAAACGAGAACGGTGTGATTTTGTTATCCATACTATATGGGTTCCTTACTTTGTTATGAGGGGGGAGTTGATCTGAGCTGAGGTTCAACTCCGAAAACCCCTGATATGCTTGAAAGCAAGTGTCTGGTTTTACCTCACCGGCTGGGGCTCAACCCACAAAACCCCTGATATGCTTGCCACTGGCCCAAATGCAAGGCCTGGACAAGTAATATCGGGGGTTTTCGCTTTAAAAAACGCAGCAGGCTAGCTAGGGGTTTCCCGGGTTTTCGCTTTACGCCGCCGGCGTTTTTTCGGCGTGTAATAGCGGCCAGCCACTACCCCATCGACTGGCATTCTTTGGTCTTCCATGCGCTCCAGGTAGCGGCCACACGCCTCCAGCAGCGGGCATTGGCGGCAAAGATACTTTGCCTGCTCATGGCGGGCCAGCATCATTTCTTCTTTCTCCATGTACAGGCGCCCATCCCAAAAAGGGAGGGTAACCTGGTGGCATGGGGCAGTAAGAATACCGTCGGGAGTAAGCGGCCGCTGTTGCCGGCTGGTGGTTTTAGCGGTTGTGGTCATCTCGAATGCGCTTTACCACCCGATCATTTGGCTTTTTATCACCACCATCAGCACCAGCGGCACCAGTGATTTTCTTCACGCAAACCCCTACCTGACTATCCCCATCCAGGTACTCCATCACCGTGGTCATAAACATCACGGTCACCCTGCGGCAGTCGCGGGCAGCCATGTGGGCACTGAGAGAAACGCCCAGGGCGGTGAGAGAGATAGCGATTGCCACTATCGAGATAACAAGCGTGGGATTCATTTTATGACTCCTTTTCGGTTTGGTTGTTTCGGATGTGGGCTGCCGCATGGATTGCGTAGAGGAACGGGCGATCCAACGACCTGGTTTCTGCATCAAGCTGGCCGAAGGGCACCAAATCGGCATGCTGTGGGTTAGTGGTGGTGCGCCACGCAGCCCACGCATCGTGCACATCTTCCAGCGTCGTGTAAATACCTTTAGCACGCATCAGCACCGCGTAAATCAGGAAAAGCGGTGCCGCCTCGGCCGTTGCTTCGAACCCTTCCGGCAGGTTCTCCACAATCAGGGCAGCATCCTCTTCCAAGTAGTTGAGCTTCGTCATTGACTACTCCTTACTTCTGTATTTTTGGGGGTGCCCCATGGCTGAGGAAGACCACGGGGCACCGGGTTCCCGCCCGGCTAGTTAGGCGGGTAGCGCTCATGGCGGGAGTTGAACCCGCGTAAAACCAGGCAATTAGCTTGACCAAACACGAAACCAACAAAGCAAGTGTCTGGTTTTACCTCCCGGAGCATGAACCTGACAGGAGCCCGTTCTAGGCCCCTGGTAGACTTAGCCCTCCCCCCACAAGGGAGGGCATCTTAAGGTGTTTCCACTATCGAGTTCGCTGTACAACACGCCCCACGCTGGGGCCTAGTGCCCTCCGGGGGAATCGAACCCCCACACCCTTTGGGGCGGCCAACCAAGCCAGGGCAACCATTCGCCTATTCGCCTAGCTGGTCTCAGCACCGCGGGCCAGCGAGGCATTCGCCCACATCATCGCCTCCTCCAGACGCTCTAACGCCAGGTTTTTCTCCCTGCTGTCATCAAGCATTGCCTCCAGATTCCTGGCGAAATTCTTAAACTGTCGGCCCACAGCGATCCGCAGCGCCCGGGTTTCATCATCCAAAACCCGATAGTCAAACCTGCGGTCTAACTCCTCATATGGGTCGTAGTACGGGTCAGCGCTATACGGGGTAGTAGACATTCTTTGTTTCCTTTCTGATTAGAGGTTTTAGGAGCGCTCACGCATGAAACCGCGAGCTTGCTGGAGTGCGATTTCGACTGCCTCGTCCATATCGCCGATGACCGCGGTGCCGTATTCCTGAACTATCTGTAGCGTGGTCATGACCGCATCTAGCTCACCACTGCTGTAGAAATCAATCAGCAACGGGGCTTCTTCACGCCCTGGCATTAGGCACCTCCCTCAGCAGCGGCCCGGCAATCATCACTCACCCGGGCAAGATAACTATCTAAATGGTCACGCTCGATCAGGTATGGGGACCGCGGCCGGGCGGTTTTCCGGCTGTAGGGGATCTCCCCACTCAGCAGCAGCACCCGAAGCGTTTGACGATGGATTTTCGTATATGCAGCGGCCTCCGGCAGCGTCAACCACTCCCCCTCCCGGCGCGGCCGGCGGCGTTTAGATACGGGGGTCTTACAGCGGCCCATGCTCACTGCGCCTTCTCTGCTAGTGGTGCGGCGGGGTAGTTTTTCTCCCCACGCAGGCCTTGCTGCAGCCGGTCCAGCACGGTGTCGATGTTCATCTGGTAGGCTTCTAGAGTTTTCCGGGTGGCCTTGTTGCGGTAAACACCCAGAGTGGCTAGCCACATCGTTAAAGTGCGGCGGTCGATTACATACATGGTTTGCTCCCGCCCGCGTTCAGTCACCAGGGGGATCCGCTCGATTTTCGCCCAGCATGTGAGTTTTAGCCGGTCCTGCTGCGTGGGCTGGTGGATGCCCAGGCTGTTGCACACTGACGATAATGTGACCCAAATCCGCCCATCAATCAGGGTCGCATCGACCGTGTTCGGGGTGCCGGGCACTTTCACTTTGAATAGGTAGTGCATTGTGTTATACTTTCTTTACTTCTTTGTTCCGCCCCGCTGTGAAGCGGGGTTTTTGCTTTTTACTGGGCTTTACGACGAATAGGGGCTACTCAGGCCCCATCCAAAACAAGGATTTTGTCAGGCCGGGCGCCCAAATCAGCAAGAGCGTCCAAAACCGTGATAGTGGGTTTCCGGGTGTTCAGGGCGCTTGACCAGGTTTTTCTACTAATTTGCGTCTTTTCTGCTAATGCAGTATTTGAGGCTATTTGATGCATTCTCTTAACTCGATCAACCTCATTTAAATTGAGTAAATACATTCTCTCTTTAGCTTTCTTCGCGTTGATATGTAACCGAATTTACACAATTACTCATTGGGGGGCAACGTATATTACTCATGCAAATACGGCAAATAACTAAACCCCCAGCCCCCGACATGCTTGCTGAGTAAAATATTACCCAGAGTGATAGCATATTTGTATGGAGATCAAGCGATGGTTGAGCGAATCAGCACACAGGCGGATAACGGATCAGGAAATCGCGTCGATCCTTGGAGTTACACGTAAAACCGCCAACAAGCGTTTGAATGAAGGGCTGCCGTCAGATGATTTGATACGGCTATGCGATGAGCTAGGCATTAATCAAACCTTGGCACTGGTTGAATTAGGCAGGATCAAGCATGAAGACGTGCTTGAATATCTGGATTCGGAGGGGCAGCTCCTGGAGACCGCCGATGATGCCGCCCTAGTGCTGGAGCTGGCGCGCCGAATTGTTCCTGAATCTAAAATATTGGAGCAGACGGTAAGGCACATCCCCTCCGAAAACAAGCCTGTTGGTATCCGAAGCGCCCAGCGCAAATCTGCTGCTGATGTTTTCGATGATGATGCGATTATTGCCCGGATTAATGCGGGCGTGGAGCGGGTGGCAGCTCAACAGGCAACTCCCCCCATTGAGGAGCATTTCACATAAAAGATTCGAAAGCTGAGGTGTTGGGCTTCAACCTGTAAAACCCCTGATATGCTTGCCATGGGCCCAAAATCAAGGCCTGAGCAAGCAATATCGGGGGTTTTTAGTTTAGATATACGCGATTATGTCTTGGTTTCCTTGTTTTTGAGATTTATTACACATATTTTTTCGCCAAAATTTATTGCTTCTGGCATGGTTTTGTTTCATAATTGTTTAAGTCAGTTATCAGTTTGAGGAGCCAATCATGAATGATACTGAACAACGGCTGGAACATTTATTGCATCAGTTTGATGTTCGTCTTGTCGAGACAGGGGCGCTTACCCCACGTATGAATGCATGCTGGCATCCGTTGACTCGTACGATCTATGCTCGGCATGGGTTGGACTCGGTGACCCGGGTGTGCGCTATCGCCCATGAGTTAGGCCATGCGTATCACAATCATGATTGCTCCACACCGGATAATGAACGCGAGGCCGACGAGTGGGCAGCTAACCAGCTGCTAGATGATGGCCTGGTAGAAGAGGCTGCGTGGGAATGCGATTCCGAGCCCGTGGCCATGGCCGCAGAGCTAGGTGTTACCGTGCACCTGCTGCGCACCTGGGAGCGGCTCTACCGTGTTGGTCGTACCCGGCATGTGAGCGCATGCGGCCTCAGCCTCAGCTGATCCTGGCTTTTATCCCAAGCATTGATCTCCACTATTTGCAAAGGAACCCCCTGTGAGTATTGCGCAAAGCATTGAAACCCTAGCCGCGAAGGTGAAAGACCTCAAACCTATTATCGAAACCGAAGAAGCAACTAAAACTGCTTTCATCATCCCCTTCATCAGCACGGTCCTAGGGTATGACGCCACAGACCCACGCGAAGTTATCCCCGAGCACACCGCTGATATAGGCGTGAAAAAGGGAGAGAAGGTCGATTTCGCTATTAAAGCCGGGGAAGATTTCCGCTTCCTGATCGAGTGCAAAAAGATCGGGGAGCCGCTCAGTATTGACCACGCTAAACAGCTGATACGCTACTTCAACGCGACCGATACCGAATTCGCTATCCTCACCAACGGCGAGGTGTACGAATTCTATGCCCAGCTGGATGCGGTCAATCGCATGGACGAACGCCCCTTCATGACGATTGACTTGAGCAATATAGACCCCCGCGTGCTGCCCTACCTGGAGATGTGCACCAAGTCAAAATTCGACTCGGACACTATCACGACGAATGCTGAGCAGCTGAAATACATTGCAGAGATTAAAAAGCTTCTCAGCGGTTTTTTGAAAGAGCCGTCACCTGAGTGGGTGAAATTCATCGCCTCCAAAATCACATCGAAACGCATGACAGCCCAAAACCTGGAGGCGTTCACCACGCTCGTGGCCACTGCCTCATCACAGCTACTGAAGGACGAAGCCAACCGACGGCTACGGTCAGCACAAGACTATGACGACTCCCCCACTGCCATGCTGGAACAACCCTCCCAAGCCTCCACCGCTGACACCACCATCAGCCCCGTGCAGGAAGAGACCGGCGCGGATAACGGGATCATCACTACTGATGAAGAGATTGAGGGGTATAGCATCATTCGGGCTATTTGCTGTTCTGAGGTGCCGGCAACTGATGTGGTGATCCGTGATGCGAAGAGCTATTGTGCCATTCTTTACAAGGACAACAACCGTAAGCCTATTGCCCGGCTGTATTTCGACCGTAAAACACCACGTATCGGTATTTTTGATGCTGATAAGAAAGAGCACATGCATGACCTGAATGTGGTGGCGGATATTTATGGTTTCGCGGATGAGTTGCGCGCTCGGGTGAAGAGTTTCCTGTAAATCATTTAAATCGTTTGTTTCTATACCTTTGAGAGGGTGTTTTTCATGAGGAAAATAGCGGCACTGTTGGCCGGTGTCGTGGTTGTTTATGGGGTTGCTTGTGTTGGGTTGGGTGTGAGCTGACGACCATGGAGCCCATACTTCTTCAGGCTTCGCAGCGTCCGACTGTGAAAGCTGTTGGAACCGAGTTTTATGAAAATATTCGGGTTCCTGAGACCGCTACGTTGTTCGAGGTGGTACCGGAGCCGGATAATCCGTATGATCCTAATGCCATTAGCATCCGGTACGGAGGGCAAACCGTTGGATATATTTCTCGAAGTCGTACGGCAACGTATTTGCCGTTTATTAATCGGATTGCGGCTAGTGGGAAAACGGCCATTGTTCAAGGTAGATATAGGCGTGATGAGTATGGGTTCATTAACTTGCACTTGTATCTTCTTGCTACTGACACGGCGATTCCGCCTAACGTACAGTTAGTGCCTAAAGCGTCTTCGTATAGCGTGCCTAACGCTTATCAGGGGGACAGGAAAGGTAAAGTCATTACCCCGCCGAAGCCATCGAAGCCTGCTCCTTCTGCGTATGCCCGACCAGCAGCACTAAGCAAGATTCAACCGGCTAAGGTACCGTCCGGCACGGTAGCGCATGCGGCAGCGGTGAAGCCAACTGTTGGTGCGGAAAGCGTTAAGACCGGTAATGAAACCAAGAATAATGATGGTATTAATGGTTCTACACTGCGTAATTTAGCAATCATTATTGGTGTTATTTTATGTGGGCTTGCGTTTTGGGGCCAAGGCAATGATTGGGGTCGGACACTAAATAGTAGTGAGGAGGATACCTCGCTCTCCTATCCAACGTCGTATAGCAATGTTATTTCGACGCTTTCGCCGGAATACAGTAGTCCGAGTAGTGAGCCTTATGACCCTGATCGGATCATGGGGTGGAGTGATAACCGGGCTCGTTATTTGTGTCATGATCGGATTAAGCAGCAGTTAAAATCGCCGTCTACTGCGAAGTTTGAGGGGCTTTTCGATTTCATTGCGGTGCAGAGCGCTGACCATAAGGATTGGATGATTCACGGGCATGTGGATGCCCAGAATGCTTTCGGCGCAACGTTGCGGACGAATTGGACTTGCACAGTGACCCCTATTGATAAGGATAATGCGATGGTGGACGCGACGTTAAGTGAGTATTAAATGGACAAGATGGCGGACATCAATGCGGCAGTTTGCCCTGTTTTTACGGGTTGACCTGTAGTGATTGGTGGACACTAGTGTGGACAATGTTGGGCCTGTAATTGGCCTGTAAATTTTTGCGGCCCTTGCTGATTTGGCGGGGCCCTTTTCAGGAACAAGGAGCGAGGGGAACAAAGATGGCGTCGATTCGTAAATACAAAACAGCGAGGGGGTATGCGTGGCGGGTTCAGTACCGGTCGCCTGATGGGCGGGGGCGCACGAAGCAAGGGTTCCGCACTAAGGCGGAGGCGGAGGCTTGGTCGGCTAAGAACGCCACGGATATCCATGCTGGGCAGTGGCGGGCGCCAACAAAAACAGCCATCACAGTGGGTGAATTGGGGGATCGGTGGCTTGCTATGCAAACCCATTTGAAGCCATCAACCATGCGGACGACCGAGCAATCATGGCGGGTGCACGTGCGACCCAAGTGGGGTGGCGTGTCAATCATGGGGGTGAGACCTAGTGATGTACAGGAATGGGTAGCAGGCATTGATCGTGCGGCCGCCACGGTCCGGCACGCCCACGCCTGCCTGGCCCAAGTGCTGGACCTGGCGGTGCTGGACGGGCTGTTGAAAGCAAACCCGGCGCGGGGTGTGCGGTTACCGCGGCGCGCTAAGTCGAAGAAGGTGTATTTGACGGCGAGCCAGGTGCAGTTTTTAGTGGATCAGTGTAGCCGTTACCAGGAGCTTGTGTGGGTATTGGCGACGACTGGTTTGCGGTGGGGTGAGGCAGTGGCGCTTCGAGTGTGTGATGTGAATGAGGCTAGGGGCCGGCTTAGTATCACTCGTAATGCGGTGACGGTGGGGTATGAAGTGCATGTGGGGACGCCGAAGAATCATGAGCGGCGGACGGTGGCGGTGCCGCGTAGGGTGATGCAGATGCTGGTGCCGTTGATGGAGGGGAAGGCTAGGGATGCGCTGTTGTGGCCTAGGGAGTCGGATGGTGGGTTTATGCGAGTGCCTGGTTATGATGGGTGGTTTTATGGTGCGGTGCAGCGTGCTATGGGGGCGGATGCGGATTTTCCGTGGGTGACGCCGCATGGTTTGCGGCATGTGGCGGCGGGGTTGATGGTGGCGTCTGGGGCGAGTGTGAAGGTTGTACAGAGGCAGTTGGGGCATGCGTCGGCGGCGATGACGTTGGATGTTTATGCGGATCTTTTTGACGGTGATTTGGATGAGGTTGCGCGTGCTATGGATGGGGTTTTGCAGGCGTCGTGGGATTGTCGTGGCGCCTAGGGGTGTCGTTGGGGTTTTTGCTGGTTGTGGGGTTTTTGGTCGCGGGTTCGAATCCTGCTGGAGGCACGTTTGAAACCCCACTGCCAGGCGTTTTGCCGAGTCGGTGGGGTTTTACGTGTGTGAGACATGGTGGGTGTTATGCAGGCACCGAATTCGCAGGAATTCGAATTTTTGTTCGTGACGGTTTTGGTGGTTCCAAGGCCCGCAGAAGCGAACTGTTTTTCGATACTCTACCGGAACCGCCCGCCACTCGCCGGGCCGACCAGACGCACCGCCAAGTTCGGGCCGCCGGTCCCCCACCGCCGCGGCGGCTATTTTTGTTTCTGAAGCTCCGTCAGCATCTTCTCGATCCGATCCAACCGCTCCGGCAGGGTCGCCACCGTCCGGGCGATTTCGGGGATCAACCGAATCTTGCCGGCAACGAAGTCGACAAAGGTTTTACCTTCTGTGGCTTTCCACCCGGTGAACCGTGGCCCCTTGGTGTCCCATTCGGGGCCGACAAGTTGGTCTAAAATCCAGCGAATCATGATCCGTTCTTCTCCTT